ATGCCGCGAAACAGCAGCCCAGGAGCCTCGTCCTCTCGGAGCGGGTCGCCCGTCGCGCTGGCCCACCGGAACCGGCGGTGATCCAGCGACACGAACTCGGCGTACGGCTCCAGCGACTCCGACAGGACGTCGGTGATCTTGGTAGTGTAGTGGATCGTGACGAGCGCGAACGCCGGAAAGTACACCTGGCTGTCCGTCGAACCGGCGGAGTCGTCGCCCACGATCGACGCAGTCGCCGCGAGCGGCGTGACGCCGGCCGCGCCCTTCGGCCACGGTCGCCTGTTGCCGCAGATGTCCGCGACGAGCAGGTGTCGCACGCCGTAGTCGCAGCGCAGCGTCACCTCGGCGCTCATGAGGCCGAGCGCGTCGTCGTAGTTCTCGTGCGCGGAGTTTTTCTCCTCGAAGCACGCGACGTTGGGCGAGTACTGGGCTCCCACGCTACGCTCCGTATGTGGCTGGCTGCGTCGGCTGCTTCTGCTGGCCTGACCCCTTGACAGCCGCGATGAGGGTGTTGCCTTGGTTGAGCAGCTGGAGCTGGTGCGCCTGCATCAGCAGCGTCTGCTTCTCGAGCTCCTTGGTCTCCGGCGTCTTGATCGCGGCCGACTGGATGCGCTTGTTGAGCGCCACCAGGTCCTCCATGCCGCCGCCTCGTCCAGACTCCGACGCGTTCTTCTCGCGCTCGGGCAACTCGAACTCGCCGTCCGGGTTACCGGTGATCTCCTTGCCGCTGACGATGTCCTTCATCGTCTGGATGAACGCCGCGACCTTGTCCTTGTTCTTGGCGAGGTTGTCCGCGAACCGCGCGTTGAAGTTCTGGAACGCCGCGTCCGCGTCCTCCTCCGCCGATCCGGCGCTCTTCCGGAGGCCGTCGGTGAACTCCTTGAACTTGCCGTCCTTGTCGATGTCGATCTTGCCGATCTTGGTGTCCCTGACGAAGTCGGGGAACTTGGAGATCGACGCCTTGAAGCTGTCCTCCATGTTCTTCCACGCGAACTTCCAGGTGTTGCCGGACATCAGCTCCTTGATGCCCTCCCAGAAGTTAGAGAAGTTGTCGAACATGTTGCCGAGCACGTTCTTGAAGTAGTCGGCGAACGACTTCCAGAGCGACACGAGCGTGTTGACGCCCCACTCGCCGATCTTGGCGACGTGCTTGAACAGGTCGACGAAAAACTCGAGCACCGGCGTGGCCGCGTCGACGGCCGCCTGCGCCCACTTCACCACGTAGTCGGTGACGAGCGCCAGGGCTCGCAGGGCCGCCGCCTGGGCGGTCTTCCACGTCATCTCGAAGAAGTCGCCGAACTCCTGGACGGCCGTCTGCACGTAGGTGAACGCGGTGACGGCGGCGTCGACGAACTTGAAGAACCACTCGATCGCGACCTTGATGCCCCTCTGGATGAAGTCGTCGATCGCGCTGCCCGACTCCTTGAACTTGCTGGCGACGTACGATATGACCTTCGCCGCCGCCTCGGCCGCAGGGATCAGGTACTTCGTCATCGAGGGCACCAGGAACTCGCCGATCGTCTTGAACACCTGGTCGAGGATGTTGTCGAGGCGCTGCATCTGGCCGCCGAACGTGTTTGCCATGCGCGCCGCCTCGCCGCCGATGCCCTCCGACCAGCGCTGGAGGATGAAGCGCTGCAGCCCGACGATGTCGTTCGTCTTGGCGAGCGCCTCGATCACCTGTATCTGGTCCTTCGAGAACCGGTAGCCGGCGTCCTTCAGTATCTGCAGTCCGCGTATCGGGTCATTCAGGCTCTCGCCGAGCTTCGCGGCGGCGCCCGGCAGGTCTCCGCCCATCGACACCGCGAGGTCCATCGACGCCTTGAGGGCGTCCTTGAAGACGTCGCCCTTCACGTTCTTGAACCCGAGCAGGGCGCTCTGCGCCCCGCGAATCGCGTCGCCCGTGTACGAGCTGGTCATCGCCAGATCGTCGTTCATCTTCTGCAGCTGCTCGGCCGTGAAACCGGCGGCGTTGCCGGTGAGCCGAATGGCCGCGCCCATCTGGACGATCGACTGTTCCTGAGCGACGAAGTCGCGCACGCCCTTGTCCAGGCGCGCCTTGATGTCGTCGAAGAGCTCGCTGAGCTTGTTGCTGGCCCAGTCGACCGCCGCGCCGAAGGCGTTCTTCGCGCCCTCCCACGCCTGGTCCCAGGCCTCCCTCGCGCCGTCGACGATCTCTTCGACCTTCTCGCCGAACTGCTCGAACAGGGACTCGCTCTCGTCGAGCGCCTCCTCGAGCTCCTCGTCCTCGCCGGAGATCGTTATTGTTGACTCGTCAACCATCGCCTGTACTCGTCGTCTGTCGCGAACACCAGGGTGTCAGCCGCTTCGTCAGGGTCGTACATGGCGAGCTGCTGGAACGGCGTCATCTCCGCTATCTGGTTCGGCGTATACCCATATCGCTTCGCCAGCGTCGCGTATATCCTCACTTTGTCTGGCGGCGGGCCGCTCCTTTTGGGGACCCTTTTGGGGTCACTCTCCTGGCGGCGTCGCCCACGTTCAGCTCCCTGAACTCCTCGTTGACGTACCTGACCGTCTCCGCGTCGACGAGGAGCCGCCTCACGTCGTCGTGCGTCAGCTCCGGGTGAAGCCGCTTGAGTCCTTGCCACAGGACGCGGGCGACCCCGTCGATGGTGCGCATCGTCCTGGCACCGGCGCCAGAGAGCCACGACATGCCCTGCGACTCTTGCATGGCGACGCGCAGCGTCTCGTCCCTCTCCTCCCGCGAGCTATCCGCAGACAGCGACGACCTGGCGACGCGTATGAACTCGGCCTTGAGCCAGTTGTCCAGCTCGACCGTGTCCTTGTCGGACAGCGGAGAGAGCTGGTACTCCTTCCCGCCGAGGAAGATCGGGCGCGATGCCCCGGATACGTCGGCCATGGTATCAGCTCTGCGCCTGCGGCCACCAAGTTGAGAGGTTGGGCTTGACGATCGATCCGAGCGCGCCGCTTGAAGAGTTCACGGCGTTGCCCTCGACGGCGATTGTCTGCTGGATGATCGCGCCGGTGTCGCGGGCTATCTGGATGCCGGTGAAGTCCTTGATGAGACCGAAGCGCAGGGCCCAGAACGTCGTGGCGTCGACGAACAGCTTCCAGCTGACCTGGTCGCCCTTGGTGAACACCGACCGGTCGTTGTCTTGCTGGGTGATCGACAGGTTCCAGTCCATGATGCCGGCCTTGCGACCCGTCCACACGCGGCTGGACACGACGGAGCTGGAGTTGACGTAGGTCTGCAGGGCGTTCGTGATCGTGAGCGTCGCCTGCGCGACGTTCGCGAGGTCGTTGTACGTCGAGTCGTTCGTCGAGTACGACACCTTGCAGTTGGCGATCGAGTTGAGCACCGGGGTCGACGCGTCGAGCGGCGGCGCGCCGGTGGAAGTCGTGAGAGCGAGGTGTCCGCCGAAGTCGATCTGACCGTTGAGTATCTCGCCGCTCTGCCAATTGAAGTTGAGCGTGAACTGGCTGACGAGCGCGGTGCCGCTGTAGATCAGCCCGTTCCCGTACTGGTCGTTGTCGGGCGCGGTGTACCCGCTGAACGTGAACGACTCGCCAGGCATGACGGGCGGCGTGTGTCCGAAGAACTTGAAGCTGCCAGTCCAGTCTTCGATGGCCTTCCGCGACGCGGTCGCGAACGCCGTGTTGCTGGCGACCGCCTTCGCGAGGTTCTGCGCGTCGTTGATCTGCCAGTTCGACACCGTGCTGGCGCCGTTGACGAGCCCGTACCGTCCTGAGTGAACGCTCACTGCCTAGCTCCTGAGGGTCACTGACCGTCGTTGTACGCGAGCACGAGCGCGGTGGGGACGTGCATCTCTATCTCGCACGACCACACGGCGCTCCACCCGACGACTCCTCGATTCTTTCCTGAGTCCGTTATACCCAGCGTCGCGGTGGTAAGGTCGACTCGCTTGATCGGCGTCGTCCCTCGCCACTGCACCAGCTTCGCGAGGTCTGGCCACTTCACGCACGCGGCGTACACCGCGAACGCGACGGGCAGGACGCCGCGCTGGACGTTCATGTCTCCGGTGGACAGCCACCAGTCCATGGTCAGCGTCAGCATCGAGGACGACGAGGTGTTCCTCACCTTCCCGCTGAGCTGCGTGACCACGAGCGCCAGCTCCGGCAGGTCGGCCGACGCGACCTCCGCCTTCGCCGGGCTGATGAACGCCCGCTTGTCGAACCGTATCTGGTTCCCGAGGCGCACCAGCTTCGCCAGCGGCGCGCTCGTGGCGACGAGGTCCCACAGCGTCTTGTGGGCCAGCGACAGCGGATCGAGTTCGTCGCTCACGCGTACCTCGCTCTCGCCGCCGCTCGCATGTCCTTGAGGAGCGTGTCATCCGGCTTTACCAGTATCTGCCTCTTCGGGACGCTGCCGCGTCCCTCGTTGTGAATCGTGGCGAGCTCGGCCACCGTGAGCTGGGCCCTCGGGTGTATGGTCTCGCTCAAGAATCCTACGGTTATCGAGTTGCGCCGCCTCGCGAGGACCCTGATGGTCGCCGCCAGGTGGTCCCTCATGAACTTGGAATCCACGAGTATCTTGCCGTGTCCCTTGCGCCGCTCGGTCGACGCCGCGAGTCTCCTCCAGTTGCCTCCGCCGAGCGAGAACTTGTCAAACCGCCGCACTAAAAAGGCCCTGTAAAGGCTCTCCCAGTCGTCGAGAGTCTCCTTCACAGGGCCTTGTCCGCTGGCGAGCGCCGCCCGCAGCGCTCGCAGCTTGTCTAGCTTCGTCGTCAGCCTGGACTTCAGCATCAGGAGACGAGGTACGGGTTCTCCGGAGCGAGGTTGGTGCCGGTCACCTTGATGAGGCAGGCCGGGCGCGTGCACAGGTAGAGCACGTTGCTCTGCACGTGAACTTCGACGCCCTTGTCCCACTTCATGCGCTCTTGCTTCGCGTAGAGCATCTGGCCGCGGGTGTTGACCGTCTCGACGAAGTCCGCGGGCGCCGGGACTTCCAAGAACACGCCGCGCGTCCCTTCGGGGAAGAAGATCGCCTCGTTGGTGTTGAAGAACGACGTCGTCCCGAGCTGGCCGCGGTAGTTCTCCCACGTGATGTCGGCGAACTTAAAACCCTGCGGCTGCGTGCCGCCGGGAATCTGCGTCTCGCGCAGGAACTGGTTGTCGTTGTAGCGCTCGTACGCCTTGCGCACCGTGCCGTGCGAGACGAACGAGTCCCAGAACTGGTTGCCGCAGATCGCGTGCACGCCGGTGAACGGCGTCCCGCCAAGGGCCACCTGCATCTGACGGATGATCTGCTGCGCGAAGATCTTGATGTCGACGACGGGATCGGGCAAGGCGTACGTGCCGGGATCGCTGAAGTCCAGCGTGACCGTCGTCTGCGTGATGCCGAACTCGCTGAAGAAGTCGATGACCGTCGACGTGCCATCGGCGTCGAGGATTTTCCCATGCAGCGCGCCGACGCGGTGCCACTCCCACGTGAGCTCCATGTCGCGCTTCATGTCCGTCATGCGGTCGTTGACGACCTGCGAGAACGCCTCGACCTGGTCGTCGCTGCCGAACGCTCGCTTTCCCTCGAGCTCCGCCGCGAGAATCTCGTTCCACAGCGGCAGGTGAGGAATTTGGAACGTGCGCAGCTTGCGGCGCGGATTGCTGAGCGTCGTCTGCTGGGACGACCCGCGCGGCATCGTCGAGACGAGGGCGAGCTTCCCGTCGCGCTCCTCGATCGAGGCAACCGTCGTGGTCGTCGGCTTCTGCTCGAAGAGTCCGAGTTCCCCGATGCGCCCGGGCTGGTACGGCAGCAGGTCGATCGCCGCGGTCAGGTTGAACAGGCTGAACGCGTCGTTGTTGAAGACGTCCAGAAGCATTCGAGTATCTCCGAGGATTCTTTCCTAGAATCGACCGCGCGACGGCGCCGCCGACTAACGTCAAGTGGTCTGAGTGGCCTGCTTGGTGGGCTCGACCATGGGCTGCATCTGCAGAGTGGCGAGCTGGGTGACCAGCGTGGCGAGGGTGTACGCCGCGCCGGCGAGGTCCTTCGCCGGGATGACGCTCTTGTTGTAGAGCGCCGGGCCCCTAACGAGAATCTGGTACTTTCGCGCGGTGATGGCGTTGTTGGCGAGCGCCTCGCTAGGCGGCACGCCGTTGTCGTCGAGAAACAAGCCCGTGGCAGTCGCCTCGCCGGTGGCCTGCACCGTCTCCCACTGAGTTCCGTTCAGCTTCAGCGGCAAGCCAGTCACGAGCGCGCCGGCCGCGATCGCGCCGCCGCTGGTGTTCTTGATCGTGCCGGCGGTGCGCGTGTATCGCTGCTCGCCGTCGACCTCCCACTTGACGAGCTCCGACGTCCGAACTCGTCAAGTGGGAGGT